GTCCGCTACCGGTTCTACCTGCATTTCCAGACCGTTTGGCCGTCGGTCCGCGCCTCCATCCATGAGACGGGCGCGGAGATCGCCGCTGAGGCGCTGGCGGAGGCGCTGCTGGAGGACGTCTGATGGTCATACGCGGTACGCTGGCCGGATGGCTGGGAGTCCAGCAGCGGGCCGACGCTCCGGACACCAGCTACACCGCCCTCATGCGCCGCCTCCTGGTGGCCGAGACCGACCAGGCGGCCACCACCGCGGCGGTGCAGTTCGGCGTGGGCCTCCTGGCCCGGGCCTTCGCCGTGGCCGACGTGTCGCCGGACGTGCCGGCGCTGACGCCCGAGTACCGCGCCTCCATGATCCACGACATAATCCTGCGCGGGGAACACGTGGCGGTGGTCCAGGTGGCCCGGGGCCGGCCCATGCTGTACCGCGCCCAGTCGCACGACATCCAGGGCGGCTACGATCCCCGCACCTGGCGCTACCACGTGGAGCTGCCCGGCCCCACCTCGTCCAGCCGGATGGGCGCCCTGTACGAACAGGTGGCCCACGTCCGGTACCTGCCCCGCGCCGCCCAACCCTGGCGGGGCGTGTCGCCGCTGGCCGAGGCCGGACTGAGCACCGAGCTGCTCGGCAAGATCGAGGGCAGCCTGAACCGCGAATTCGATTCGCTCACGCTGTCGCTGATCAGCCATCCCAGCGGGTACCTCCCCAACGCCGACCGGCGGCGGGAATTCGCAGGCGAGCTTTCCTCGGCGCAGCGCCAGGTGCTGGTCGAGGCCGGAAACGAGGGGTGGCGCCAGCGCGGGCCGGCCGGGAGCTGGGAGCAGGTGCGGCTGGGGCCGGACCCGACGTCTGCCGAAATGACGCTGCGGGAGCAGGTGGCCCAGGACGTGCTTTCGGCCATCGGAGTGCCGGCGGGCCTCTACGCGCCCCGCGAGGGGGCGGTATCCAGAGAGTCGTACCGCCAGCTGCTGTCTGCCGCCATCCTGCCCTACGCCGAGCTGTGCCTTTCGGAGCTGCGGCGGGCGCTGTCCATGCCGGGCCTGCGGATCGGGTTCCACCGCCTGGCGGCCGCCGACGTGGCCGCCAGGGCGCGGGCCTACGGGTCCCTGGTCCAGGCGGGCGTTACCCCGGAGAGCGCCGCGCGGATCGCGGGCATCGAGGACGCCGAGATGCAGACCGTGGCGCCGGAGCCTAGCTCTGTATAGCGCAGTCTAGGCACGGCCGCTGGAGCTCCAGACGGCCGGTTAGCGGCCCCCACGTCTCCCGGAGGGGGTTCTGTAGGGGGCCGTAGGCAGCAGTCCAGTCCCCGCATGTCCGGCACAGTGCCTTCTCCCGCTCGGCCGCTATCTCCTCCTCGCTAGACGGCGGCACGTCGCCGGATTCGACTATCCGGCGCCGCAGGTCCTCCCGGAATTTCCCCTGGCGCCCCGGCCCGGTGTAGTACGAGACGGCTGTCTCCGGCCCGCCCTGCCAGCCGCCCTTTACGCCGCCTGTGCCATCGTAGGCCCGCCACCTCTGCCAGTGCCGTCTGACCAGGTATTCCACGCCCGCGTCGGAGATTCTCTCCGGGAGGCCGCGCAGGAAGCGGTCGGCCCGGGCGCCGATGCTCTCCCTCGCTTGCGTCTCTGCCGTGTCGGGGATGGTACCAATTTGGTACGGTCCCTCATCGGGGATGGTACCAATTTGGTACGAGCTCGGCTCCGGTTCCTCGTTATTTTCTTCTTCTGGTTTTGAAGAAGAAAGAACCGGCCCGTCACCCCCCGGTTCCCCTTCCGGTTCCCAAGAGGTACCAAATTGGTACGGACTTGGTACCAATTTGGTACCAACCCAGGTCACCAGCGTCGCCGCCCTCCTACGCCCGCGGCGCAGCGTGACGCGCCGGATCAGCCCGCTTTTGGCCAGGTGGGACAGGGCCCGGCTGACGTGGGGCCGGGCCACGCCGATGGCCCTGCCCAGGCCTTCCAGGCTGGGCCAGCTCACCCAGCCCCGGTAGGCCAGCGCCGCGGCCACGATGGAGCAGGTCGGGGGCAGCCCGGCCTCGGCCGCGAGGCGGATGACCAGCATCATGCGGTCTCCGGTCGCCATCCCCTCCACCCCCCGGCGCGTGTCCTCGTCCACCGGCGTCGGCCCGCCCCAAATACTGACGCCGATCTGGTGCACCAGATCGGCGATGGGGAGCTGCGTAGGATAGGCATCGATCCGTATCACGTCGTTCATAGCTGCACTCCGTAGTAGTAGGCGACGGCGGACCGCTGGGCCTGCTGCCGCTCGATGTACCGCAGCGCCGTGGCCGTGGAGCGCCAGCGCCCCACCTCCATCAGCGCCGCCATGGGGACTCCGGCCGCCGCCAGGTCCTGGGCCATCCCGACGCGAGGCGAGTGGCCGCTGAACCCGTCGCCCAGGCCCGCGTCGATGCCGGCCTGCCGGATGCGCCGGTACAGGGTGGCGTGGCCGCCCCGCAGCACCGTCTCCTGCGGGCCGCGGGCGATCTCACCCAGCAGCTCCACCGCGTGGCGGCCGATGTACAGCGTTTTGCCAGCCCCAGCCGGGTCGGTCTTCGTCCGCCCCAGCCGGATCAGCCCGCCGTAGATGTCGATGGACACGTCGCGCCAGCGGAGGGCCGCCGCCTCCGACACCCGCAGGAGGCCGTCGCGCATCAGGGCGCAGGTGGCGACTGACATAATATCGCTTCCGGCCTCGATGGCAACCAGGGCCTCGGCGGTGAGAGGCCGCGCCTGGCGCTGCGGACGGCCGAGGCTGCGGGCCACGGCGCGCATGTACCCGGCCAGGCCCGGGTCCCCTTGGAGGGGCGGGCCGCCGTTCGCCCGCTCCCGCTGCACGATCCCGGCCACGGTTTGCCGCACCGTGGCCAGGGTCCAGCCCCGGTCGGCGATCATCTCCTCGAGGTAGACCTGGACGGCCAGGGGGGATGCGGCGACGCCGCGGGCGGCCAGCCACCGCTCCCAGGTGACCCCGATGCGGTCATAGGCCCGGCGGGTGTTCGGGGCCTGATCGTCCCGCCGGCGGGCCATCACCCGGGCCATGTCGGCATCGCTGAAGCCGGCCTGTGACTGATAATGTGACTGATAATGGCTGTTATCAGTCACGGCCGGGGACATGGGTTTTGCGGATTGGAGCGCCATAGTGTTGACATCATAGCGGCGGTGCGATATAATGTCAACATACAGCAGAGGAGGTCCCACTATGGCGATACCGACACGCAGGGCGACCGTATCCGACGGGCAGGGGAGGGTGACCCAGGTGGAGTACGGCTACCTGGACTGCGCCGACTGCGGCAGCCCTCTGCCCTACGCCGACGCGGAGGACGGGCTGCCGGTGAACTGGGAGCCCCGGCGCTCGGAGCTGCTGGGGCCCGAGGGAGATCCCCTCTGCGGGAACTGCCGGTACGACCGGCGGGTATGGGGCGGTGCCGAGGGAGCGGCCCGGGCCGAGGCCTGGTTCTCCAGGAGGTGAGGTAGACGTGCACTACTGCCCCGAATGCGAACCCAGTGGCCCGCCCCATTCTCCAGGAGGTGAGGTAGACGTGCAGTACTGCCCCGAATGCGAACCCGGTGGCCCGCCCCACGTGGAGGGCGGGATGGTGCCCTCCATGGCCTGGTGCGTGAAGCACGCGCCGACGCCGCCGGAGCGCGGCTATATGACGGGCGATGAGGCCCGCAGGCTATCGAAAGCGCGTAGGGTGGCGAGGCTCACCGGCTGGCCGGAGAGCAGCCCATACGGAGAGGAGGAGCGATGACATCAGCCGAATACCAGCGCCAGCGAGACCTGCGCCGGGCCGTGTGCGGCAACTGCGGCGGCCCCGCCGCCGAGATGCGGCAGTGGGGCGGGCGGCGGATCCCGGTGTGCGAGCAATGCCGGGATGCGCTGGACGAGATAGTGCAGCTCGGCCTGCCGGGCCTGCCCCGGCAGCGGCCCGACCAGGAACACTAGGCCGCAGGCGCGCGGCAGCCGCCCAGGGCCAGGGGGACATTGTGGACCACGACATGACTGGGGCATACGTGATCGTCCGCTGCCGCGATGCAGGCGTGCACGCTGGGCAGCTGGTGGAGATCGAGGGCAGGATGGCCCTCTTGAAGAGGGCCCGGCGCCTGTGGTACTGGCGGGTGGCCGGGGAGCGGGATTATCTCTCGGGCGTCGCGGTGGACGGAGTGCACCCGACCAGCCGGATAGGATGCGAGGTGCCTCGGCTCCTGCTCACTGAGACCTGCGAGGTAATGCTGGTGTCGGAGGCAGCGGCACAGACGATCCAGGAGGCCCCTGATGCACAGCCTATCTAGGGACGGCTACGGCTACGGCTCCGGCTCCGGCTACGGCTACGGCTCCGGCTCCGGCGACGGCGACGGCTACGGCTACGGCTACGGCTCCGGCTACGGCGACGGCTACGGCTACGGCTCCGGCGACGGCTACGGCGACGGCTACGGCGACGGCTCCGGATGACCCTGCGCTGCCCGCACTGCGGCGAGCCGGTGCTGCTGGCGCTGGCGGCGATCCAGCCGGAGAGCCAGCCGGAGGAGCTGCGGCCCAACGCACAGCGGGGCGAAGCCGTCGGGGCACGCGGTAGCCCCGCGTCGGCCGCCACTCCGCGCGGCAACGGCAAGCGCCCGCCGCCGCGCGGTGCCGACGGCTTCGCCCCGCTGTGCGAGAACTGCGGCACCGAGCCGGTGGGACGCCGCCGCAACGGCGGCTGGTTCCGCACCTGCTACCGGTGCGGCTGAGGAGGAGGCAGGAGACGGGATGATGGACCTCGAAGAACTGCTGCTCGACACCCTGGACGCCGTGTCCGGGTTCCGGGTCGGCCAGCGCGAGGCCGTCGCCTGCGCCCTCCGCGCCGGCGGGCTGCTGGCCCAGGCCAAGTCCCAGCTGCCCCACGGCGGATGGGGCGACTGGCTGCGGCGCTGCGGTCTCAAGCCGCGCACCGCCACCCAGTGGATGCGCCTGGCCGAGAGCGGCCTGGACGTGGAGGAGGTGATAGACCGGGGGGGCATCGCCGCCGCCCTGGCCGGGGCGAAGCCCAAATCGGCATCCGATGCCGATTTGGAGGAGTTCCGGGAGCCGCCGGAGCAGCGAGAGCTGGAGGGAGTCGAGGCGGAGCTGGCCCGGGCCAAGCGCGCCTACTACGACGCCCTCAGCCACCGCCAGCGTCTGCTCCGGCGTATGGCGAAGGGGTCCTGAATCGGGTATAATCCAGCGGCTCAAGAGTAGCCGCCAGCCGAGGTGTGGTTTGGCGGCTACTCTCTTTTCCCGGGTCCTGGAGTATCTCCAGACGCTGACCGTCACCCAGGGCCAGGGGGCGGGCGAGCCGCTCCAGGTGCTGCCCTGGCAGCGGCGCTTCATCCGCGAGGTCCTCCGGCCGGAGCACCGGCTGTCGGCCCTCTCCGTCGCCCGCGGCAACGGCAAGACCACCATCCTCGCGGCCCTGGCCTGCGCCTACCTGGTGGGGCCGCTGGCCCAGCAGCGCGGCGAGATCGTGCTGGTGGCCGCGTCGTTCGACCAGGCCCGCATCGCCTACGATCACGTCCTGGCCTTCCTCGCCGTCGAGCAGGGCGATCCCGACTGGCGCATCGCCGACAGCTCCACCCGCGCCGAGGCCACCCACCTCCCCACCGGAGCCCGCATCAAGGCGCGCGGCGCGCTGCCCCGCACCGCCCACGGCCTCGCGCCGGCCCTGGTGCTGGCCGACGAGCCGGCCCAGTGGAACCCGCGCAGCTCGGAAACCATGCTCTCCGCCCTGACCACGGCCCTGGGCAAGGTTCCCGGCAGCCGCATGATCGCGCTCGGCACCAGGCCGGCCGACCCGGAGCATTGGTTCCAGCGGTGGCTCGACGGCAGCGGCTCAGACTACGCGCTGTCCTACGCGCCCGGTCCCGACGCCGACCCCATGAAGATGGCGACGATCCGCGCCGCCAACCCCAGCCTCGGCCACATGCCGGAGCTGAAGGCCCTCATCCTCCGTGACCGGGAACGCGCCCGCGGGTCGCCGGCGGCGATGGCCAGCTACCAGGCGCTGCGCCTCAACGCGGGCGTGTCGGACACCCACTACTCTTACCTGCTGGACCCGGACACCTGGCGCGCCTGCGAATCGGACGCGCTGCCGCCGCCGGACGGCCCCTGCGTATGGGGCATGGACCTGGGCGCCACCGCCGCGATGTCCGCCGTGGCCGCCTACTGGCCCCGCACGGGCCGCCTCGAGGTGATGGCCGCCTTCCCGGGCGAGGGCATGACCCTGGCGGAGCGCGGGCGGCGCGACGGCGTGGCCGACGCCTACCTGGACATGGAGCGCCGCGGCGAGCTGATCACCACGCCGGGCCGCACCGTGGACGTGGCCCGGCTGTGCGCCGAGGCCCATGACCGCTACGGCCCGCCCGTGGCCGTGGCCTCCGACCGCTGGCGCGAGGGCGAGCTGCTGGACGGGCTGGAGGAGGCCGCCGTTCCCGCCGCGGACTGGAGCGCCCGCGGCATGGGCTACCGGGACCAGGGCGACGACGTGCGCCGCTTCCAGCGCCGGGCCATCGACGGCCAGATACACACGCCGGAATCCCACCTGATGCGCCGGGCCATGAGCGGCTGCCGCGTGTCCGTGGACCCGGCCGGGAACCAGAAGATCGCCAAGTCGGGCGCGGGCCGCAGCTCGATGCACCGCGACGACGCCTGCGTCGCCGCCGTGATGGCCGTGGCCGAGGGAGACCGGCGGATGGCCGCCGAGACCGAGACAGGGGGGGATCCCGGATGGGTGACGCTGTAGCCCGGATCGGGAGGCACCTCATATACGGGGCCGATGGGGCGCTCCGGGAGTACCGCCCATGAGCGCGCACCACCGGGGCCGGGGCTGGGCGCGGATTCGCGCGGCGGCGCTGGAGCGCGACGGCTACCGCTGCCGGCTGTGCGGCCGGCCCGGGCGGCTCGAAGTGGACCACATCCGGCCGGTGCGGACCTTCCCCGCCGGACAGCGCGGCGAGCGGCCGGGCCAGGCGGACCACCCGGACAACTTGCGGGCGCTGTGCCGCCCGTGCCACCGGGACATCACCAGGGCGCAATCGGGGCGCCCGCAGGACCCAGACTGGGCAGCGATGCTGACCCGCTACGGAGGTACGTGACCATGCTGCGATCCCAGGAAATACAGGTGCGGCTCAGCGAGCTGCGCACCCAGATAAACGCGTGGCCGCAGGACGGCTCCATCGACGGCCTGGCCGCGCTGCGCCAGGAGAGCCTGTCCCTCGAGGAGGAGTTCCGCCGCGTGGTGCGGGAGGAGGCCGAGCGGATGGAGGCCGCCGATCCCATCGGCAGCGACACCCCGGAGAACCGGGAGGTCAATGGCCTCTACCACCGGGCCCGCCTGACCCGCATGGTGGCTGCCATCGGCGACGGGCGCGAGCCGGACGGGGCCGAGGCGGAGTTCCGCGCCGCCGTCTTCCCGGACGGTGCCAGGGACCCGCGCAGCGTGCCGCTGCACCTTTTCCTCCCCCTGGACGAGGGCGACATCGAGGTCCGCGCCGACACCGCCACCACCGTCTCCGCGGACGGCGGCATACGGGTCACGCGGCCCATCGCGGCCCGCGTTTTCGCCCGCACCGAGGCCGCCTATCTCGGCGCGAATTTTGTGTCGGTCGGCGCGGGGCGCCAGCGCTTCCCCTACGTGTCCGCCGGGGCCTCGCTGACCTACCGCGACGAGGGAACCAACGTTGACGCCCAGGCCGGGCGCATCACCACCGAGGACGTGGACCCGCTGGAGGCGTCCATGAGCTACCTCGTCGGCACCAGCTCCATGCTGAGATTTGCCGACGGCGAGCTGGAGGCCTCCCTGCGCTCCGATGCGAGGATGGCCATCGAGGACGGCGTGGACCAGACCGTGATCCAGGGCCGGGCCGCCGGCACCGGCTTCACCGGCTCGATCAAGGGGCTGGAGGGGGAGCTGTCCGCCGTGACCGCCGCCGCCGCCACGGTCACCGCCGGCGACGTGCTCCAGGCCTACGCCGACCGGGTGGACGGCAAGTATGCCTACGTGTGGTCCGACAGCCGCCTGCTCGTCCGTCACGAGGTCTACGGCAAGGCAACCTTCTTGGCCATCGGCGGGGCGAGCGGCGAGAGGCTGCTGGCCGACATCCTCGGCCCGGCAAACTTCCGCGCATCGGCCCGCCTGTCGGCGCCCACCGGCGGCGTGTCCGACGCCATTTCCTACGCGCCGATGAACGATCGGGCGGACTTCCTCGTTCCCTCGTGGCTGGACGTGGCCACCATCGTGGACCCGTACAGCTATGCCGGATCGGGGCAAGTGAAGCTGACGTTCACCCTGGCCCACAACGTCGTGATGCTGCGGAACGACGCGTGGAAAAAGCACTCTTTCAAGCACACCTAGGGGGGGCCGATATGACGCTGCTCTACCGCACCGACCCGATGGAGGGTCTCCAGCTCCGCGACGACGAGGCCGGAGGGCCGGGCGTGCTGTCCGGCCCGGCGATGGTCTACGGCGACGTGGCCCGGCGGCCCGGCTACCTGGAGCGATTCGACGCCGGCGCCCTGGTGCCCTATGAGCGCGGCGTCTACGCCCGATACATGCACCAGCGGCACATGCCCCTGGCCCGCCTGGGCCGGGGGATGACCATCACCGACACGCCGGAGCGCATGGAGGTGGAGATCGTGCTGCCCGACACCCAGCTGGGCCAGGACACGGCCCGGATGGTGCGAGACGAGCTGCTCCAGGGCCTGTCCCTGGAGTTCGCGCCCGTCCGGCACCGGCTGGACGGGCAGACCGTGGTCCACTCCTCCGCGACGCTGGTGGGCGTGTCCGTGGTGGACATACCCAGCTACCCCCAGTCCACGGTCCAGCTCCGCGAGGAGCTGCTGGCCCAGCACCGGAGGCGCCCATGGCTGTGACCCTCACGCAACTGGCGGCCGAGCTGCGCCTGGGCGACGGGAAGGCGCCGCCGGACGAACCCATCGCCGGCATCCTCACCAGGATACTGGCCACGGCCACGACCCTGGTCCAGCGCTATGCGCCGGCGGCGCCGGAGGGCATACGCGACTCGGCGGTGATCCCGGTGGCCGCCTACCTGTACGACACCGACCCCAGCGGCTCGCGGAACGTCTACCCCAACGCGATGCTCTCCTCCGGCGCCGCCGCGCTGCTGGCGGACTACCGCGGCCCGTCGGCCACGGAGCTGCCGCAGCGCTCGCCGCTGACATCGATGGCCGGCGGGGGCGACGCCGAGGAGGTGGAGGACCCGGAGGCCCGCGAGGCCGCCGCCGACGCGCTGGCCGCGGCAGTGGCGGCCCAGGCCACGGCGGACGCGGCCAAGGTCGCCGCCGCCCAGGCCGACGCCAAGGCCGTGGCGGCCCAATCGGAGGCCGACGACGCCGACGCCCAGGGCCAGCGGGCGGTCCAGATCGCCAACGCCGCATCCGCCACGGCGGGCGTGGCCCGGCAGAACTCGCTCACCGCCTCGAACAACGCGGTGCAGGCGCAGAGCGACGCCAACGACGCCGAGGCCGCCGCCGCGGCCGCCGGAACCAAGGCCGACAACGCCACCGCCGCAGTGGGCGCCCTGGCCCCGCAGGTGGTGACGGCGCAGCGGGAGGTGGACGCCCTGGAGGGCGTGGTCAC